AGCTTCATCAATGATAACGACTTTGTGTTTAGCACTTGCTTGAAGCGAAAGGGTTGAAGCGAAATTCTTCGCATTGACTCTGACAGTCTCGAGGAATCTTCCCTCATCTGATCCATTGATGACATAGTAGTCTGCTCCTAATTCTTCACATAATGCTTTTGCAACTGTGGTCTTACCACATCCTGGAGGACCTGCCAAAAGAAGATTGGGAACCTCCCCCTTATCTAGGAAATCTTGAAAGGTCTTCTTAATATTTGTTGGTAAAATACATTCACTGATTTTCTTTGGGCGATACTTTTCAACCCATACAAATTCTTCTCTCATAATTAAATCCAATCTGGTTTGCGTGATGGAATGCGTACATAATTATCCTTCACCCAAGGTTTTGATGCAATATACATCTTGTATGCATCAAATGTAGATATACTATCATCTAATTTGAATTCATCAGGCATTGCCCTGACAAATGGTGTTGGTTCTTTACCTGAGCGTCCTGCAGGATCACCATAAGGAAAGATCTGATTTGCATGAGCAAGGGGTCGCAGACATGAGTGTATTTTACCATACCTTTCACTGTACTCCTCACATAATGCCAATCCATGCTGAATCAACCACCTCCAATTTAGCACAAACTCACCTGCCCAAATAGTGCAGGGGTGATGTCTAAAGGCACCTTTTTCAGTGGAGTAGGGTGTCCCATCAATCTTAGGTAGGGTTCCAAATCCATGACCCCACTTCTCTGATGCCACTATAGACAGCATCTGACAGGTCTCAAGAGGCATCTTGACTATGTGCTTATCAGGCAATGCCTGAGCACAAACCCTTGGATTTGGGTCAGTCACAAAGATATTCATAGCAATTTGGATAGACTGATTGTCAGTAGGAATGATAACATTATAACCACATCCCAAGATTTTGTCTTGATGAAATATGGAATTGATATTAAATCTGCAACAAAATGCAATGCGACTCCTAGTACTACATTAACATGTAGAACAATAAAATAGGCAATAATGACACCAGTACTGCCTATGATTCTTAAAATTACATCAACCGAAGGTGGAGTCAGGTTCAAGCGCAATATAGTAGGTGAGATCATAATTCTGACTACTGAAGCGAGAGAGAAGTTTGGATGATACCACAACATTGTAAGTATCTGGAATAATCTTCAGATTCTCTTCTTTAAAGTTAAATGTGAATGTTTCATCAGACTCACCAACAATGATAGAGAAATCATTAGAGGTGTCATTTTTCTTATCTCTAGCAACCAACTTGATCACACCATTTGCACCAATGACTGATACATCAGGCAGTTGGTAGATAGATGATGCTTTCCTCAGTTTCTCAAGTTGTTGAGATGACAGGACAAAACAAACATCCTCAGATGGAAGGACAATGGGTTTGTCAGGAGGACCAACAATCACAGATGGGTCAGCAAAGAAATACTTTGAACGCATCTTACCTTCTTTGATAAGGACATACTCATCATTAGCAAAGTCAAGTTCAGGACTTTGGTGAAGAGACAATCCATTAAGGAACTGATTGAGATCATAAATTCCAAAATCTTTTGGAATTTCTTCTTGAATAGTTGCCTCAGCAAGAATATTCTTCATCACAGACATAGAGCGCAATTTGTTACCACTCTTGAATAGAATTGACTGATTGATAGATGAGAAATTCTTGAGAAGAAGTGTTGTTTTATCAGAAAGTTTCATATGGTTGCGAATTTTCATTACAGAGTCCAGCAAAGTGGTAAAGGAGAATACAATAGTGGATGGCTTTTAGAATGTCCTGTTTAGACTTTCCATCTTTCTTACCAAAGCGAGAAAGATACTTGATAGCATTAGATCTACAGAATGGTTCTGCATCACCAATACCTTCAATCAAATCAAGTGTTTGAGTCTTTGATTCAGGAGAAGCATAATGCGAACGATAGGTCCCTCCAAGATAGTCACGAATCTCTTTAAGGATTACATCCTCATGGTACTTCCAAAAACCATTACTATTACTTGGTGCATTAGGAAGATCAGGAATGCAAACTGAGTTGATCATATTTGATTCTTCATTATTCAAGTCAATTTGGAATTCATTGAGTGAAATACTGTCTACACCCAAACTATCAATCTTGTATTCTGAATTTAAAAAGAGATTACCAGATTCACTGACAGTCACTCCATTACTCTCCCAGAAATCTTTGTAATCTTTTTCAGTGGCATCAATGATTCTGTCATTTGATGCACTAGAGGCAGGTGGTGAGTCATTCATAATTTCATCGTGTAAGAAACTCCAGGCATTTGTCATAATTTTATCATCAGAAATTGTGTTCGTCAAGGCATTGCTTCTGCTTATCTTCACTAGGCATCTCAAAGTCTGCATCAACCTTATCATAAAGTTCCAAGAATGCTTGCTTGGTCTCATCATCAAAGCGATTCACACAGACTTGAATTGCCTTTGCCTTATCATTGAAGATACTATAGGCACGAACAATGTGAACGAGACGACGTGTGCTGATCAATTCATCAATACCACCATCATAGAAGGTCTTGCGAATAATGTCAGCCCAATCAACCAACTTCTGAACAAACTTCTCATCATGACAACCAACACTAGCAGAGTGAAGAAGCAGCATCTTTACCTCAGTAGCAGGAGAAGGATAGTTTTGTTCCAGAGTCACAGGGAACCTCTCAAGGAATGCTTCATTGAGAACATTGGTGCCAATGAAACGCCCATCATCAGATCCTTTACCTTTGGTGTTAGCAGTGGCAATGACATTGAAACCCCTCTCAGGACTGACATACTTGCCAATCTTCTTCAGAAACACACCTTTGCCTTCAAGAATGGATTGGAGACAGAGGATTTTGTTTGAAGCAAGGTCAATTTCATCCAGTAGCAGGATTGCTCCTCGTTGGAGTGCTTCAATGACAGGTCCATTATGCCATACAGTTGCCCCATCAACAAGACGAAAACCACCAATAAGATCATCTTCATCAGTTTCAATGGTGATGTTTACACGAATTATTTCCCTCTTGAGTTGGGCACATGCTTGCTCAACAGAGAACGTTTTGCCATTGCCAGATAGACCTGTGATGAACGTTGGATAGAATAGATTGGACTCAATAATTTTTTTAATATCACTGAAAGGACCAAACTTGACGAAGGTATCATCTTTTTGAGGAATAAGATTGTCTTGAGTTGGTGGTTCTACAGAAGGAGAGTTAAATGATACTTCCAATTCTTTTACAGCATCCTTAGTAACTTCTAGATTCCACTTACCACGTCCAACATTATATTCCTTTAACTTTTTAGCAACTGTCTGATATGATACATCATTCATGGCACACCAGGCACGAATGTCTGCTGTTACAAACTCACTACCATATGTGCTTTGAAGTGATGCTTTGATTGACTCAGTGGAAAGTCCCATTGGTTGTTTGTCTCAATAGAATAATAATACAGCAGAAAGGGGGTCTTGTGACCCCCCAGTGGACAGTTAGTTGACTGACTGCTCTTGGTAATAACTTTCAGAAATGATCTTGGCTGTGTATCCAGGATAGTGTTGTTTGACCATGGCACTAACACCCATAGCTGTGATGGCACTTTTAACTACAACTAACACTTCTTTGGTGTCTTCAAGGACAATGTGCTTTAACCTGAGTTTGGATTGCTTCATGACAATTTACACCACCAAAGAAATGAATTCTCCTAATACTTTCTTATTTAGAGATTTGGACTTCAAACTCTTGATGAATGCACTCTTGATTTTGACCTTTGATGCACCCTCATCAACATCAAAGTCTACATCATTGCTCAATGCACTAGTCAACATTGCAAAGTAAGAGTGGTATCCAGATCCTTTGATACTACAGAATTTATCTTTCCTGTGCTTCTTAATCTGCTCCTCATCAACAGGATTGTACCTAGAAATGAAGCTCCTGAAATCTCTTGGAGTAATCAAACGAATACCAATTAAGTTAGTGTCAGGAAAGGATTGCTTCAAATCATCAAGCAACATTTGTGTAAATCCATGATGAGTGTATCCAACCTTATAGGTATAACCTGTTTTGCGATTACGAATATGAACATGACTTCTCATTTGCTTTGGAGCAATTTTGACTTCACCAGTCGCAAAGTGATTATATGTACCAAGATATTGTAGAGCATTTGCTTCACCATCAGAAAGGACCACACACTGAACTTTCTGAATATTATGCTTTTTCTTAAAAGCAGGAATGATCTTGTGAAGGCAAACTATTGACTCATTGAGAGGTGTGCCAGAGAGACCAAATTGAGCAGGAGTTGTAAATCCAGCATAGTGGCAATATCCATATGCCAATCTCCACAGATTAAGCAACTGAGTATTCAAATCTGCTTTTGTGCCACCACTAGTCACATAGTTGAGTAACTTGAAATGATCATCAACATAAAGTTTACCAACTTCTATCTTCATATTAGGAGAATCAGGATCAGGATTCCCATAATTATTGGTGAATGCATAAACATCAAAGGGAATATTTACCTTGTCACAGAACCAAATAAGATTGTACATCTGCTTAAGTGTATCAATGAGATACTCACCCATAGATCCAGACCAATCAAGGATAAAGATCAATCCATGATTTTTACCATCAGGAGTTACTGTGACTTTCTTGAACAGGTCTTCATTAAACTTATAAGTATGTAATTTAGCTGTATCAAGCACTCCAGTCCTACTAGAAGAAGAGCGAGCATAAGCATCTGCAGACTTGCGGGTTTCAAATTCTTTGACAAGGTAGTTTACCTCCTTTTGTGCTGAGTTTTTGAATTTGTTATAGATATCATCACAGTTTTCAAAAGATGCAACAACACCTACATGACCATTGGGAAATGTCATAGGCTTAAGTTGCTCTGCCCAATAGTCTTTGAGAGTATCCTTAATCTCTTGATTGGATACAATCACATTATCAAGAATAACATCTGGGACTTCACAGTAAATATTATCAATATGATTTGAATCAAGATCATTCAGATCTTGAGTTCCCTGAGAGAATGCATCATCAGTTTCTACTTGTATATCATCTTCAAAGTCATCAACATCCTCTTCACCTTTTTTCTTTTGCTGTTGCTTTTCCTCTTCTATCTGATCAGACTCATCAGGATTAGGATCATCAATATTTTGAACTCCACCTGATGGACTGGACTGTGGTTGTGATCCTGGCACTGGGGAAGATTCATCTTCCTTTGCCTCAGATTCTGACTTTGCTTCATCTTTACAATACTTGTACATCATCTCAGCAGCAAGAACTGCATCAGCAAAAGTTTCTGCCTCTGCAACCATATCTACAATGTCTTGTTCCTTAGAGTTAAAAGTGATATTAATGAAATTACCAATCTTAAAATAAAGATTAACACGATCAGCCAAATTCATTTTGCTGATATCTTGCCCCTCAAGTTCAAAGAAGTCATCATCAGATAGTTCCTCATATCCACCAAAGAAAGATTTGGAGATACCAGGATACTTACGCTTCATGAGTTTCTCAATGCGTGCATCCTCTGTCACATTAACAAACTGACGAGGCACTTCATAGTCCCACTCATTGGGGGTAAAGAGTGCATGACCAACCTCATGACCAACCAACATATCATATACAATAGATG